ATGGGAGATACACCAATAAATCTTAGTAGTCCTGAACAGTTATCTTGGGTTATATATGGTAGAAAGGTTATAGACAAAATAGATTGGTCTGCAAAGATTGACCCTTACATGGACAAAGAAGATTTTAATAGGATGTTGTCAGTAGGCACTGAGATTATGTATAGGACAAATGCAACGCAATGCCCTGACTGTTCTGGTTCTGGTTATATAAGAAAGACTAAAAAGAATGGTGAGCCTTTTGCAAAGCCAAGTAGATGTAAGAACTGTGATACAGCAGGGTTTCTATTTATACCCACTAATAATCGTGCAGGGTTTAGATTCAAACCACCGTCACCAAAATGGGCTAGTGCTAATGGATTTACAACAAGTAAAGCTAACTTAGAAATACTTGAGAACATTGCAAAGACAAAAGGCTTTTTAGATGCAGCAGACTTTTTAAACAAAGTCCGTAGGCGTAGTGCCATAGACACATATCTATCTTCATTTGTTGAGGGTATAAAAACACATACGAAACAAGATGGTTTACTTCATGTTCGTTTGCTGCAACATCGTACAGCGACAGGCAGATTTAGTGGAGCAGACCCTAACATGCAGAACATGCCACGTGGCGGCACTTTCCCGGTCAAGAAAGTATTTGTGTCACGATTTGATGGCGGCAAGATTATGGAAGCTGACTTTGCACAGCTTGAGTTCCGTACTGCTGCCTACTTATCACAAGATGGAGTTGCTATTGAAGAAGTATCTACTGGATTTGATGTACACGCATATACCGCTAAAGTTATTAGTGATGCTGGTCAACCTACGGATCGCCAGACTGCAAAGGCTCACACGTTCGCACCGCTTTATGGCGCAACGGGCTTTGGGAGAACGTCAGCGGAAGCAGCATACTATGAACACTTTACAAAAAAATACAGAGGAGTCAGAGAATGGCACACCAGACTGGCTGAAGAGGCTTTGACAACTCAAAAGATTACTACACCAAGTGGTCGTGAGTTCGCATTCCCCAACGTAGTTAGAAAAGCTACAGGTCGTGTGTCTCATTTTACACAAATAAAGAACTATCCCGTGCAATCGTTTGCAACAGCAGACATTGTTCCAATTACATTAATATACATTGAGGGGTTGTTAAAAAATATGAAATCGTGTATAGTGAACACAGTTCACGATAGCATAGTCATTGACGTGCATCCTGATGAAGAAACAAGGGTAATCAGTCTTATAGACCATACAAATGAAGCATTACCTGAATTACTAAATGCGCAATGGGGTATACAATTTAATGTCCCGTTACTTTTAGAGGCAAAAATTGGTCCGAATTGGCTTGACACAAGTGATGTTGCATGATATAACTATGCCTCATTCACTATTAATGAAAGGAGTGTTTATATGACAGAACTAACTACAATAGACCCTAATAACTATGCTGCTATGGCAAAGGCAATGGGGATTGCCCATGAAGGAACAGGAAAGGCAAAGAGCAGTTCTTTAGCCCGTTTGAGAATAAACCATTCACCTGTCATGGGTACGGCAGAAGTAAATGGTAAGAATGTAAATGTAGAGGTTGTATCTGGTGGTACTTACAAGTTAGAGATTCCAGATGGTCCTACATACTACGCATCATCTATTAAGATGCGTCCTTTTATGCAGCGATTTATGTATAAGAGGTTTATAATGGGTAACGCTAATTCGCCTAATCGTTACGTCAAAACCATCATGCATGACGATCTGAATGTTGATCTGAAAGATAATGATGGTGGTTTTAATTGCGGTAAACCTGCTGGATATATTCAGGATTTTAAAGCACTTCCTGAAAAGACACAGGAACTGATAAAGCAAATAAAACGTGTACGTGTTGTATTAGGAACTGTTGAGTTAGTAAGTGCTACAGATGAAAAGGGTAATTCAGTTGAAGTCGATACTACTCCATTCATTTGGGAAATTGATAATCGTGATGCGTTTAAATTTGTTGGTGATGCATTTACGAAACTTGCAAAGATGCAACGTCTTCCTGTGCAGCACATGATTACTGCTAATACAGATGAACGTAAGTTACCAAATGGTAACAGCTTCTTTGTGCCTGTAGTGTCATTAAATGTGACTGACACGATTAGTCTTACTGAAAAAGATCAAACTATGTTTGCAGATTTTATGACATGGATTGATAATTACAATAACTATATCGTTAATTCATGGGCAGAGAAAGCAAACTCTTCAATGGAAGATGGCGATTCAGAAGTGATTGACGATCTAGTAGACATTGAAATAGAAGAGGAAGTAGCATAATGAAACATCCTGCTGAACTGGCGTTGCATAGATACATGGACGATGCCGTAAATGGTAAATCATCTATGTCCGACACAACCATTAACAAAATAGTTTCTGATATATCGGATGCACTTAAACGCCAGTTCGGTGAGGGTAAAACTAGAAAAGACTTTACATTACGAATGTCAAATGTGGGAAGACCTACCTGCCAACTTTGGTATGATAAAAACAAACCAGAGGCAGCTATGCCCTTGCCCACAACATTTGTAATGAATATGATGCTTGGAGATATTGTTGAAGCTGTCTTCAAGGGGTTACTTACAGAAGCAGGAGTAAAGTATGAAGACACGAACAAAGTTACTCTTGACTGTGGTGATACTAATGTTTCTGGTTCTTATGACCTTATCCTTGATGGTGCAGTTGATGATATTAAATCAGCTTCAGACTGGTCATATAGAAACAAATTTGAGTCCTTTGACACTCTTGCCAGCAGTGATGGTTTTGGGTACGTAGCCCAACTAGCTGGTTACGCTAAAGCATCAGGTAAGAAAGCTGGTGGTTGGTGGGTTGTCAACAAAGCAAATGGTAAATTTAAATATGTACCAGCAACAGGTATTGACACAGAACAAGAGATTGATAAGATAAAAACAACCATAAATAAAGTAAAGGAGAATAAATTTGAAAGATGCTTTCAACCAGTACCAGAGAAGTTTAGAGGTAAGGAGACAGGTAATAAAATACTTAGTGATGGGTGCAAGTTTTGCTCTTATCGTCTTGACTGTTGGCCTACTCTACAAGAACGGTCTGCTGTAAAATCACAGGCTAAATTCCCGCCCACTGTGGCATATGTCGAACTGAAAGAGGAGTACATGAATGGATGATGAAAGACTGGAACTTGATGCTCTTGCAGAAGAGATTAAAACTACTGAGCAAAAACTCAGCGACTTGCGTAAGGAATATCGTGAGCGAAAAACTGCTGGGCTTCGTGATGCTATTGCAGCCCGTAATGAAGCAGATAAAGTCATACAGGAAGAACTCAAGGCATTGGGTGGTAGCAGCTATCGCTATCGCATTAATAGTCCTAGCTTACTATGGCGTGATCTAGCGTAGTGCCTAACGCAAAACAATTTAGGGCAGCACGAAAGTATGGGTATCGTAGCGGTCTTGAACTCAAAGTATCTGAGTATCTTAAAGAACTAAAGATAAAGTTTTTATACGAGGGTGTTAAGATTGAGTGGGAAGACCTAGCATACAGAACGTACACACCAGACTTCGTGCTGTCCAACGGCATTATAATCGAAACAAAGGGTATGTTTACTGCAGCAGATAGGCGTAAGCATATTGCTGTAAAACGACAACATCCTAAGTTAGATATACGCTTTGTGTTTGAGAACAGTAGACGTAAGCTACGTAAGGGTGCTAAGTCTACATATGGTGAGTGGTGTATAAAATATGGTTTCAGATATTATGATAGGATTATTCCTGAAGATTGGTTAAAAGAAAAAGGTAAAAACAAATACCCAAAGTTTATAAAGTTTACGGGTGCGAAAGTAAAAAGGAGATAGTTATGAATGATAAAATACTACATAAAATTGGTAAAGAAATAAATGAAGAAGATTTCCTAATACGAGTAAGACCATTTGCTAATGATGATGGGTCTTGGTCAGGTGAAGTGGATATTTCTATAATGGCTATGCCAGACAACCCATTAGATGATAGCGACTATAATCAACTAATGCACTTCACTAAGATGATATGTGCTGCTGTGCCTGTCATGGAAGAAGTTGAAGAAGTCAGAACTATAGTCAATGAATATGTTTTAAAAGTTCTTGACAATGAACTTGAAATTGATGTAGAACTAGAAGAAGAATTACAGGTAGAAAAAACATATGACGGTAATATAGTTCATCTAAACTTTAACACTAAGACAGGAGGTTCAGCATGACTAGACATGAGGAGTATATGAAACAAGCTATGCAGCAAAGTGATGTGAGTAGCCCAGAAGACTACCCACCTTCTGCTGATATGGTCAACAGTCCACCACACTACAACCAAACAGGTATTGAGTGTATACATGCTATCTCTGCTGCAACGGACAAAGGATTTAAGTATTATCTACAGGGTATTTTCTTTCTTTCCTCT